TTTTCGTAACTTTGTAAGGTATGGCAGCAAAAAAATGGCTGGCGGCCCTAGTGGGTGCAGCAGCAGTTTACTGGGTTTACAGCAAGTATCGCTTTTCTCAGGGCGTTAGCTTTGTAATTTCTAGGGTTGGCCTGGGTGGATCATTTTTAGATCCACAGATCAATATCGAAGTAACAATTTACAACCCCACAGCATTTAGGACAGAATTAAGCAATTTAAGGGCGCAGCTATATTTAGCAAGCGGTTTAAAGGTGGCTGATGTGTACTATAACAATAGAACGGTAATTTTAGCCAATAGCCAGGCTGTTTTGCCGCTGGTGGCTGTAACTACCTTAGAAGGTGCAATAACTTCAATTCGTGAACTTATTAGGAGTAAAAAAGCTGATTTTCGCCTGGCTGGTACAGCCCAGGTGGACGGCGTTTTATTACCTTTTGATATAAAATACAGTTTTAATGGTTTCTAGAAGCGCAGTTTTGGAAAAACTGGCGCCTTTTAATAACTTTAAAAAGGTAGTTAGTACGGATCAAACAGTTACCGACATAATCGACGGTATTGTTAGCACACACTATCAATACCAGGACGAATACGACAAAATAAGCCAATATTTTGTTGGTGAAAGTGAACTTGAAACGGCGCGAAATATTTTTAACTTTTTAAAATCAAACGTACCTTATTACATTGAAAGTAATAACAACCAGACGTTAAGAAGCCCTAGCGCAATAGTTGCGCTACCAGGTGATTGTAAAAGTTACGCGCTGTTTGCAAATGGAGTGTTGGATAGTTTAAACAGAAAGGGTATTTTCCAGGTACCCCTAGCGTTTAGATTTGCGGGATATAAAAATAATACCAGGGAGCCGCAGCACGTTTTTGCTGTTATGTACCCAGGAACAAAAAAGGAAATCTGGATCGATCCAGTATTACCTAGATTTAACGAAAAAAGACAACCTAGTTTTTTTAAAGATAAAAAAATAAAAATGGCACTAATTGCTTTAAGCGGCGTCGGTTATACAGCAAGCGACAAACGCGCAGAAATGGAAGCGTATAGGGATAAACTGGTAAACGATCGCGATAGGCTTTTACAAGCTGGCGTAATTACACCAGGATCTAGTAAAGAGTTGCAATATAAAGTTGCGATAAACAAAGTAACTAATGCGCTTCAAGATTTACCAAGCGTTAACGGTATTGGTGAATTTGACTGGCAAAATGCGTTTAGTAGTTTAGTAACCGCGGCGCCAGATATTATTAGGGCTTCGCGTCCTGGTGGGCAAGATCAATTTCAACAATTTGATCAAGGGTTACCAAGTTTACGTCCTGGACAACCAGAACAAAGACAGGGCATTAACACCAACACAATTTTGTTAATAGGTGGTGCGGCACTAGCAGCGTTTTTAATCTTTAAGAAAAAGTAATGTATTACGGTAATCAAAATAAAATTGGAGTAGTACCTATTGCGGCTGTTGTTACAACGGCTGTAAAAGTATTACCTGGTTTAATACCTTTTTTTAGAGGCGCTTTTCAAAGCCCAGCTGGCGACGCCAGGGCTGTAATTAATACAGTTAAGCAACAAATAGCTAGCCAGGACGCCAGGACTAGATTAGGCACTGTAATAGCTGGAAGCCAGCAAAATTTTAGGGCCGCTGATGTGGACGTAAACGAAATGTTATTTTGGTATAGACAAAACTATCCAAATGATTATATGGAATTATTGCCAGAGGATAAATTATTTTGGAATAGTTACCTAGATAATTACAGACAAAAGTTTTTAATGCAGCGTCCAGATTTGCAAAATAATTTTTTAAACAGATCTTATTTTACAAAGGAGCAAATTAACTATAAACCAGAAACACCAGGAACGCAAAAGGCTGGATTGAATATGTGGGTTACACTAGGACTTGTGGGCGCTGGTATTTTCGCACTATCAAAAATGAAAAAATAATGACCGCAGCACAAAAAGCAGCAAAGGCAAATTTTAAAAAAGCCATTGAGTACAGAAAAAAAACTGGCGTTTCTTTAAAAGAAGCGTTTGCGCACGTTTACGGTAAAAAGAAAGTAGGCGCGGCACCTAAAAAGAAAGCAGCAAAGAAGGCAGCACCTAAAAAGGCGGCTAAAAAAGTTGTAAAAAAAGTTGTAAAGAAGGCAGCACCTAAAAAAGCAGCAAAGAAAAAACATACAAAGTATGGCAAAGTAAAAGCACACGTTCGTAGAGTTGCTGGAATGAAAAAGCCTGAAAGCGTACACAAAGACACTAAGAGCCACAATGTTAATATCCGCGTAGTATCTGGAATTGGTAAAAATATCAAAATTGGATCAATGCCAGTTTATAGAGATAAAGACGCAGCTAGGGAAATACAGTTATATGCTGATAATGACAGCCAATTATATTATCAAAGAAGAAAGCCAATTTTACAAAACCTATCAAAAAAATATTTAAAAGGTCAATACGATATTGATAAAGCAGCTAAATTATGGAGATACTATATTGACGCAGCTTTACAAAAATATCATAAAGAATTTGGCGGTAGAGGTAGTTGGAGCAACTTGTTAAGCGTACCAGATAGAAATTTATTAGCTATTGAATATGCAAAAGCAACAAAAGACGAATTTGATTTAGGTAATACTTATTAAAATGTACAAAATTTCTTTATATACTAAAAGAAAGGCAAAAGCGTTAAATGTAATTGTCTTACCTAGTGAAAAGAAAAACAAAAAAATAGATGTTTATGACGTTTACGGTAATTTGTTAGCAAGTGTGGGTGATCCAAACTATTTAGATTATCCCAGCTTTTTAAGATATTGCGGTAAAAAGATAGCAGACGAAAAAAGAAAACTATATAAAATAAGGCACCAGAAAGATAGAACGGTTAAAGGATCCCCAGGATATTACGCCGATCAATTACTCTGGTAAATTAAATACTTCACAACAATTTAAAAACAAAAAAAATGCGTAGAAGAAAAGCAGCAAAAAAGTCAAGCAGACGTCGTAGAATGTCTGGTATTGGCAAAGTAGGCGGCGCAGCTACCAGCGTACTTTATACAGTAGCGGGTGCAGCAGCAGCACAATTAGTTGGTAAATTTTTACCAGCAGCAACAAACGATAAGATCAAAGCAGCAGTTCCAGTTGCAGTAGGTCTTTTCTTACCAAAATTTGTAAAAGGAGCAGCAGGCCAGGGCCTAGCAGCTGGTATGATCGCCGTGGGTGGTCTTAAACTTGTACAATCTTTTGGAGTGTTAAACGGTATCGGTGCGCTAGCTAGTGATGTAAATTACAAGTTACCAGCAGTTGCAGCATACTACAACCGCGAAGGATTAGTTGACAAAAGCTATATGACGCCGTCAATAGCTGGCCTGGACGAAGAAGGCTGTTAATTATTTTCTTTTCACCTTTATTAAAAAAATAAAACTTATAGCAAATGGCAACTCAAATGGGAAGCAGAATGGTTTTCGAAAATGCGAAAACCCTAGTGCGCAGTTTAGGTTACAGTGTTGAACACGCTAAATTGACGCAATCATATTTACGCAGTGAAGTAGCTTTAAGCACTTCTATTGCAAACTATCATATTCCAGTACTTGTAAACGATACTCAAAACGGTGCAAGCCGCGTAAACGAGAAGCGTTTAAACCTACAAGATATTTTTATCACTACTGAAATCGCAGTATTGATCGGAGTAGGTGCTGGAACTGCAACAGCTGCAAAATTATATACATACCCTAACAGTACTGTATTTACTTCTGCAACAGACGATAACCTTTGGTCAATTTACAACGGTTATTTAAACCTAACAATCAATAACGAGCAAGTGTTACCAGCGTGGGACGTTTTACGCCACTACTTTGTACCACAAACTCAACAAAGCGCAAGCACTACCGACCAGTGGTCAGCTAGCAGCGATGCGTTTTACCCAGTTGAGCCAGGTATCGTGATGAACGGTGCTGCAAATATTAACTTCCAACTTACTGCAAATGGTGCGCCAGCAACAGTATTAGCGGATAGCTTTATTGCAGTTGTTCAGCGTGGTATCCTTTGCCAAAACGTTACTACTGTTAAATAGTATTAACCTTATGCGCCTGGCGGGCCTTAATCGCCGCCGCCGACGGTCGGATATTACCGTCAACTTTTTTAATTATATAATTTAACAATATGCGTATCAAAAGATTTGAAGCGGTTGAAATAAACGTGCCTAGTGGCAGTAGTTTAACTCGCTTCTACTTTCCAGATTTACCCCAGCTTCGCCAGGCGAAGATTGAGGCGATACAAGTTTACGCTGCTGGATCAATTACAGCTACCCCATTAACTGGATCAACACCAGTTGCGCTAGCTGATTTTAAAAAGTCATTTTTGACTTTATACCAGGGCGATTTACAGCTTATTTACAATATACCATTGGTTGCATTACAAAACATTAGCGACAGCGCTACACCTTTTGTTTATGATTTACCTTCAATGAACGATATTGATATTAGCTGGACAAAGTCTTTTGTATCTTTGCCAACAGCACTAGGCACCACAAACGTGGCGTATAGTTTTGGCGTTTATTACTACTTGTAAAATTTTTATGTTATGGCAGCTTTTAGGCCCGAAATATTTACTATTGATGAGGTCGTAAACTTTTACGACGCAGCAGAAGGAAGCGAATATAGAATATTCGCTGGCGTCAACCCGACGCCGCAATATTTGCGATATAATTTTGTAGGCGAAAAAGAAATTGGCCGCCAGGAATTACTGAACGCGCTTACACAGTTGCGCAATAACATAGAAAATTACAACCCGTATTTAATACAAGTTATTAGCGAGGGAAGTACTGGAAGGGGCAAGAAAAAAGAAAGTCCTGTTCTTACCAGTATTTCTTTTCAGCTAAACCGTCCACAGCAACTTATGCCAATGCAGTCAATGTCTGGTATCGGTAGCCCTAGGACAGAAATGTTACTGGAAAAGCTAGTTGAACAAAACCAAATGTTAGCCAGCAGAATAGCAGCTATTGAGGCTATGGACGAACTGGAAGGAGAAGAAGAAGAAGAAGCACCAAAAAGCCCAATCGATCAAATGTTAAGCAGCCCGCAAGTTCAGGAAGCATTGATCGCTGGGGTAATGTCTTTAATGTCTGGACTAATGACAAAAGGCGCACCAACTGCAATAGCGGGAATAGACGACGAAGCAGAAGCAGTAGAAATTTTAAGATCATTAATGAGTAAAGGCGTTACAATAGATCATTTGAGAAAATTAAATGAAATGAGCAGCGCAAAATTAAGCTCACTATTATTTATGTTGTAATGGCCAGAAGTAATTTTTTAAAAGACAATAGCAGCCTAATAATTGGCCTGGTAGTGGTTTACTTTGGATATAACAAAGTAATTAAACCAATACTGGAAAGCGTAGGGCTGCAAAAAAGTAGCGAGGAGTTAGAAATTGAGAAGCAGACAAGCAACCCAGGCAGCGCCTGGAACCCAAACTATTGGCGTAAAGGTGGCGCGACTATTTTAAGAAACGCCGACGTTAATAGATTTATAGAAAAGATCTGGAACGCACCAGGATATTTTAGCGACGATTTCGACGCGGTTTTAGGCGTATTTAAGCAGCTTAAAACAAAAAGCCAGGTAAGTTATCTAGCAGACAAATTTAACCAGGCAAAAGGGAAAGATTTGTTAAGCTGGTTACAGGGCGGCGGGGCTTTATCTTGGCCCGCGGATCGTTTTAGTGCGGAGCAAGTTAACCAGTTAATTAAATATGTTAACGGTTTAAAAAACTATTAAAATGAAAGATAAGGGCAGTTTATTGATATTACTTTTATTAGGTGGCGTAATTGTTTACGCGGCTACTAAAAAGAAAACTAGAAGGGGATCTATTGAAATTGGCCCACTGGATCCAGGTGAATTTATTACGGATCCAGCAGATTTATTAACCGACGAAGAAAAAGCACTTTTTGAAATATGAAAAACAAAAATTTAATTTTATTACTAGCAGCGGGCGCAGCTTATTGGTACTTTTTTATGTATAAGAAAAAAGAAGCCATAAAAATTGAGCAGCCAGGTTTTACAGATCAACCAGGTACAATCGCACCAGCCGCAATGTTGCAACCAGCAATACAAACCGAAAGTTTATCAATTACTGATCAAATAATTGAATTTAGCGAGCCAGCTAGGGTATTACCTTACAAAGAGGATAACGCTTACCAAAATTATTATGTACAGCAAATAAGTGGAGTTAAAAAAATGGGCGTACCGTTCACAATTTAATTTTCTTTTCACCTTTAATTAAAAAAAATGGCCGACTACAAAGTAACAGCGGAGCTAATAAAATACGACGTAAACTTTACAACTTATGATGTAAGCGGATACGTTACAAGCGATTGCAATAGTATTTTATTTATCAATTACGGATCTAATGCCGTACAGATTGAAAACGTAACATTGCAACAAAATCAAAGTTTACAAATTGAGGGCAACGCTGGTGAATATACAACGCGCCGTTTTTTTGCAAATTTTATCAATTCAGGTGGGTTTAATAACCTAGTAACTGTTAAGAAAAACTACATACAATAATGCCAGCAATAGATTTATCAATATTAAACCAAAGACAGACGCCAGCGTTTTACGCGGACGTTTTCGCCAATAGGCCCGCAGCTGGTTTTGTTGGTAGGATCTTTGTATCTACAAATACATTTGCGTTTTATCGCGATAACGGTACTGGCTGGGATCTAATTGGTGGCCCAGGTACTGGAACAATTACTGGATCTGGAACAGCTGGCACCGTACCTTTATGGAATGGTGCTAGTACTATTGGCGACAGCACATTAATAGAAGGATCTACAAAGTTTACAACTACAAAAGATATACAAGCAGACGCAGTATATTTAAATGGTATGACCGCTGGGAATGGTATTTTGTATTATCAAGGTAGTACATTAGTTTTGGCAAATTACAATGCTTCTGGTCAAGTTAAAATTGAAGCAAATGGCGGTCAAGCAGCACAAATAATTGCAAGTGATTTATCAACAACATTTTACGGAAATATTATTCGTAATGGTGGAACTTCAAGCCAATTTTTAAAAGCGGACGGATCGCTAGATAGTAATACTTACAACACTGGTAGCGGTGTAGTGGGCCAAGTATCTTATTTCAATGGTATTAATTCAATTACTGGTAGCAACGATCTATTTTGGGATAGTATTAATGGCCATTTTGGTATTGGTACAAATGTACCAGGTACAGCCCTGGACGTTCACCACGATCAACCGACAGTTGCAATACTTAATCAAACAGTAGCAACCAACGACGTTAGAATAGGTTTTCAAAATAACGGCGTAGGTTTATGGCGTATAGGTGCGTTTTACAACGCTGGTGCAAATGATTTCGGAATATATGACGCTGTTGCTGCAATTCAGCCAGTAACAGTTAAAAAGACAACAGGCCAGGTATTAATTGGCACGTCAACTGTTGGATCGGGTAAATTAGTAGTAGCTAGCACAAATAGTGATAATGGAGTGCAAATTGTAGGCGCTAGCGCACCTAGTTTAAGAATAGATAATGCTGAAAGCGGCCCAACAAAGCGCGCTGGTTTTGGTATTTCAACGGCTACAAACAATTTTATCCAGGGCAGTGCAGATCGCGACTTTTGTATGTTTAACGGATCCACAACAGCAAGTCCTATTATATTCGGTATTTATGATACTACAAACGTGCAAGAAGCTGCTAGAATATCGGCTGCACGAAATTTTATTGTAGGAAAAACGACAGACAGCGGAGAACGTTTACAAGTTAGCGGAACAGCTTTAATAAGTAGCACTTTAACAGCTGATTATTTAGTTTCTAATGGCGGTGGACAAATTAATACAACAGTAAGCCCATTTGTATTATTTAATAGTGGCGGTGGCTTTAATGCAAAAAGATTTGCATTAAGTATGACTAATTTAGACACACTAAAAATTAATTCATTAAACGATAACGGATCAATAAGAGCAGATAATATAATAATAGCTAATATAGACGGAAACGTTGGCGTTGGTACTTCTACACCACCAACAAAATTTGTTGTAAGAGGTAGTGGTGGAAACACAAATTTAGAATTTGACAATGGTGCAAATTTTAGTTACATACAATCTTACGATAGAGTATCTTCAACGCATAGAGATTTATATTTTTATGCAACTGGTACTCCTACAATGATTTTAAAAAATACTGGAAACCTACTTATCGGCACAACAACAGACATAGGCGCAAAATTACTCGTTAATGGTAATTTTATAGCATTAGGTAATGCTGGATCAAATGCTATTTTAAGTAGAGAAACAGTAACTAGCACCGCATACGGATTTTTTAATTCTGGTATTGGTACGTTAGTACTTACAGATAGTGGTGTTGGTAACGTAGGTTCTTTTAATATGGCAACTGGTATATATACAGCAACATCAGATAAAAATAAAAAGAAAAATTTTGAGCAATCAAATATAGGTTTAGAAGCTGTATTAAAGTTAAAACCTACTCTATATAATATGATAAGCCAAAGCGAACATGAAGCAAAAGAATTAGGCTTTATTGCGCAAGAAGTTAAAGAAGTAATAGAGCAAGCATACGTTCAAAATGGCGAATTTATAGGTTTAAATTATCAACCTATTGTAGCAGCACTTGTAAAAGCTATTCAAGATCTTAATACCAAAATAGAAAACTTAAAATAATATGAAACAAATACAACCTTTTACATTATGGGTAAACGGCCAACAGCAAACAGCAACCGTATTTAGCCTAATTATCATCAACGACAATTTATTAAATTCTGCAACATTTTACTGGCAGTTATTTAGTAGCGCAGAAGAAAAACTAGCAGACGGAAATTTAACAATAGTAGAGCCGCAGTACGATCAATGGGGAACATCAAGCGACGTTAACCAGTGGGCTTACGAATGGGCCGCAACCCAGCTTAATATTACACTAGCTTAATTAATCTTTAAAATACAAAACCAATGGAAACCAAACAAGCACTTGCAATTTTAAAACAAATTTTAGACGCAGCTAGCAAAAGCGGTTTATTTGAAAACTTAACGGCAGCAATGACAGCGGCCGACGCTTACAATGCAATAGCGCGTGAAATATTAAAGGAAGAAAATGGCGACGGATCTGTTATTTAGTATAATTATTTTTGTAGCCGCTGGCGGTGGCTTTTATTTCACAACTAAAAACCGTTTAGATAAAATTGAAATAGATCTATCTAAGCACAATAATACCAATACTGAAATATTGGATCGTCTGGCGCGCATTGAAACAAAACTTGATTTTGTAACTAAAAAATAAATTTTATGTTCAAAAACTGGAAAACATCATTATTCGGCCTAGGGGCCGTAATTACTGGGGTTGCAACAGTATTAAAAGGCGACGTGCCAACTGGTATAACAGCCATATTAAGCGGCCTAGGTTTATTTGCAGCAAAAGACAGCGACATTAATTTAAATAACCGTCCATAATGACTAGCCAAACCAAAAAAATATTGGTGGTTACTGTTGTGGCGTTAATCTTATTAAGTAGTACAATGGCAGTAGGAGCAAAGGCCGAGGAATTGATTAAAAGATTTGAGGCCGACGACATCAATAAGTATTTAAGAGCATACCTGGATCCAGTTGGGATCCCAACAGTGGGGTATGGAAGCACCTATAATTACGACGCAAAGCGTAAAGTAAGGCTAGGTGATAGTATCACCCAGGAAAAGGCTGTTGAATGGTTAAGAAAGGAAACAAAGTCAATAGTGCCTAAGATTAAAGCACTGGTTAAGGTACCTATTAACCAAAACCAGCTAGATAGTTTAACTAGCTTCGTGTATAACGTAGGTATCGGCGCATTTCAATCTAGCACGCTTTTAAGGTTACTTAATAGCGGCGCACCAAAGGAAGAAGTGGCGGCCCAGTTTGATCGCTGGAATAAAGGCACTGTAAGAGGCGAAAAGGTAGTTTTACCTGGCCTGGTTAGACGTAGAAAAGAAGAAAAAGCGCTATTTTTAGCATAAGAAGCAAGTTGGTTAGATAAATTTCAATGGTCTAGTACAAAAAGAAAGCCTGGTATGTCTATACTGGGCTTTTTTATGCCCCTACAAAAATAAATTTGGTAGTTTAAACGTTTTTACTATAATTTTACCAAAGACAAACAAAACCCTAATATATGCAACTTAAAACCGACAGTAAGATCCTGGGCGAAATAGCCAGCTTACAACACAAAATTTTGCGCTTAGAAGCATTACGCGCACTATCACCGTACGAACAATGTACATTTTTTTTCTATTCTAGTAGTGGTAAGTTTTTATCGTTAAACGAAAACGATTTGCCGTTTGACCTATCTTTTGAAGTTAGGATATTAATAGACGCGGCCCTGGAACATTACCAGCACGAAATTAAACGACTAGAAAACAGTTTTCAATGCGACGCAAACTAATTAGATTAGCTGCAATAATATTTTTTATTGCAGTAAGCGTGCCAGTATGTATATTAACCTACACTGGCGCCTTTATACTTTTTTACCTATTTAAAATTTATCACTTATTAAAACCAACAAAATGAATGAGTATTTAAAAGATCTAGCCGACGGCTTCGGATCAATGAACAAAGTGGAAAACAAAAAAAATGAAAAGCAACCTGACTACCAGGGCTATTTCAAAGCAGACGGCAAATTATTTGAAATTGCTGGCTGGGTAAAGATTAGCAAAGCTAACAACAAGTACCTATCTATTGCAGTAAAGGAATTTACAGAAAAACAACCTAACAACGAACTTTAAAAACTAGACAAATGAAAATTGATAAAAATGCCCCAGCTTTTCCAGTTATGCCAGTCCAGGATCAATTCGGCCGCTTAGTGGCACCGATACCAGGACTAACAAAATACGAACACGTTTTATTACAGATCCTTTGCGCCAAAGAAATGCAAAATAATCATAGTAAAATAGGCCTTTCAACACTTTTAAGAGAGTGCGAAACACTAGCAAACGAATATTTTTTAACCCTAGAAAAAATAGAAAATGAAAAAGAAGCTAACCCAGTTATTTCAATTAACTAACAACCAGCAAGCTGTAATAGCCCTAATTATTGCAGCTGTATTAACCGCTTTTTTACAAAGGATCTAATGACAGACGGACAAAACAAAATAACCTTAGAAGAAAAACTAGCACAGCGAAAATACAAGCCCGATTTCATACCCCCCCCAAGCCAGGTAATATTCACTATTGACGATAAACCCATTGGAACGATCCAAAATTTTATCGTTTTTAGTGGATTGCCTAAGGCGGGCAAAAGTACTTTTTTAGCCGCTGCAATAGCTTCTGCATTTCAACCTGGTAATGTGTTTGGAATGAAGGTGCATTTCCCAGAAGGAAGGCGCAGAATAGCTTATTTTGACACTGAAAGCAGCGATTTTGATTTTTACAGACAAGTTAATAAAATAAAGCATTTCTCTAATTTAAACAACCTACCTACCTGGGCGGACTGTTTTACAGTTCGTGAGGACGGCCCAAGCGAAATAAGGGCCTTAATCGTTAATTATTTAGAAAATAACCCAGATTGCCCGATCGTAATAATTGACGGCCTTTTGGATCTTATTTTTGACTACAACAGCGAAATAGAAAGCCGAAAGCTAGTTAACTGGTTTAAAAAACTTACTAAGATTTACAACTGTCTATTTGTGGGCGTACTTCACCAGGGCAAAGGCGTGGGCGCCCAGACACTAGGCCACCTAGGATCAAATTGTGATCGCTGGGCTTCTAGCACCTTAGAAATAATTAAAGACAAAGACAAAAAGACCTTTACATTACAGCCTAGATTTTTAAGAAGTTCGGAAGATTTTGATCCAGTAGTGCTTATGAATATTGGCGGCAACTGGCAGCAAATATCTATTGAAGGTGAAAGCAAAAAGCCTGAAATAAAGCACCCAAAACAATTTACGGAACTAGACCACAAAAACATAATAAACCAGCTTATTTACGGCCCTATTGCATACAAAGATCTAATTGCAGACATACAAGAACAACACGCAAAAGGTACTAACTGGGCCAAACAATTATGCAAGATCTGGATCGATAAAAAATTTATATACAAAAATGAAGCAAACCTATATGAAAAAAGATACTAAACGTTTCATAGCTTATATGTTAATGCACAAACATTTTAAGCTGGTAAAGAAGGGCGCCAACTGGCGCATAGAATACAACGGCGTTTTATTACAGCCAGACGACATTGAATTTTTAAAGTTAATTGCAAAAAAAAGCGGCCAAAAATTTGACCGCCTGGACAAAACAATTAACCCTAATTAACTGCTTATTTTCCTTTCAAAACAAAGATATATAAAAATGGAATACTACACAGCAATTATTTTTTTTGAGGATCACAAAGAAATTACACCAAAAAAATATCGGAATATTAACCGCGTAGAAAATTTTATTGAGTTTGCCCGAAAAGTTGGCGGACATTATGTAAATTTATACGAGAAACGTACGAAAAAATTTTATTGCCGCGTCTGGTTGAACAATTAAAATAAAGACAGCAACCCAGCACGCCGCCAAAATACCAGCCTAGCGCTGGTTTTTTTGTGCCTGGTATGTATCGCTTAAAAAGTGGTTTAAATTAAAGGTGAAAAGAAAATAATTTAAACTGGTTTAAGTGGTTTAAAATAGGTGGTTTAATTTTTATCTTTGCTAGCCCAGGCGTACGCAAAGATAATAAATTTTAAACTAAAAGTTTAACCAACGCACACTATTTTTAAAAAAAAGTTTTTTTGTTTGAAAATCGAACAAATTTTCGTAACTTTGTAAGGTATGGCAGCAAAAAAATGGCTGGCGGCCCTAGTGGGTGCAGCAGCAGTTTACTGGGTTTACAGCAAGTATCGCTTTTCTCAGGGCGTTAGCTTTGTAATTTCTAGGGT